TGTCCAATATATACACTGTCTTCAGAAATAAATTCATAGTTGTCTCTGTCCATTATTTTCCCATGAAACCAGACATCATCTACAATTCCATCGTGATACGCTCGCATATCCAGCATAACCCTTGCTACAGGCTCACCATCTTCGTGCTGTAACTGCCAGACCGCCCTTCCAGCTAATTCAAATAATGGAGGAACCTCTGTTTCAGAGTTCATTATGTTTGTGTATTGACACGCAAAAACAAACAACAATGGTAAGATTTTAAACCTTATTTTCATCTTTCGCTTTTTTGACTAATTCAGGATAACTCCAGCTTGAGAATGTGTCTATCTTGATTACGTATCCCATTTTATCTACAAGGTCTATTAAGACTATTTCCATATTATCAAATCGTTCTTCTAATTCTTTCCGCTTTTTTGTTTTAAAAATCTGTGAGAATCTCATTTTAATCTTCTACATCCCAAGTGCGAACTAATGTTTGAGCTTCAGACTTTGTCAGTATAGAATTGTTGGGATAATCCATATCATTCCCTAAATCTTTCATAGCCGATAATTCTCCTGTAAGCATACTGAACTCACCCTTTACAATTACCAGACTGCCGTCAGGTTTTACTCTGGGTGCGCCTAATTTGCCCTTGAAGGCACTTTCTTTCCATGTGGGAGTAATGGTAGTAGTGGTATCTACTACGCTTTCTGTGTACGTATATGATTCTTCTTCGCTTGGAATACCGTTCTCAAGTTGCCAAATCATTGTCTTATCAATCAGGTCTTGCTTAGTATCGCCTGAATTGTACTCTATCGAATACGTGTCCATATATGTTTTGATTTCAGCCTTTGTGCTATTATCATGCGATACGGTAAGTTGCACCATTCTTGTTCCAGTCTTATCTACATCCTTGTAGGTGTACTCATCCCATCCTAACTTGGGTTGGAGTACGCTTGGTACTGCTGATTCGTAAGTTGCCTTTGTCAGACAGATGTATAATTCATAATGCGCCATAATAATTCCTTAACTATGTTTGCTTTTTCCATGTTTATAATTCTTTGTGATTTCTGGTGCTGATAATGCTCTGTTGTATATTTTAACTTCATCTATTTGACCATTGAAGTAATCTCCTTCTCCTTCTTGTCCAATAAATAACGATTCAGTATTATTAAACGTTCCCTCTGTTATATAGTTTTGTGTCATCACTACATCGCCATTTAAATAAGCCTTTATATATCCGTTTCCAATAGACAATGTTAAATGATGCCAAGTATTCTTACTTAAAGAAACGATATTATTATCTGAATATACGTTCTCACCATTATTTAAATAAAAATCAAAGTTACCGTTCTTTATTCGCAAACGATAACCGTTAGTAACGTAATTATTAAATATATACATATCGGGGGATGGACTGTCAAAATACCTTACCCAAGCCTCTAAAGTAATCTCACTATTAGCATCCAATATATCATTATCAGCAATCTCCACATACTCACTCCCACTCAAATTCAGCCACCCATTATTCGTATGTGTAAGTGGGAAGCCTAATAAATCTTTGCCAGATGTAGTGCCTTCTGGGAGGAGGATTGTGTCTGGTGATGTACCAGATACTATTCCATCATTATCACCACTAATTGTTGCTCCACTCGTTAAAGTAGCAGTATTACCATTACCTGATAAATCTACAACAGTAGTTGCTGTTAATAAATTCTCTGTTTCAAACTGATAATATGCTTGCAGGTTACCTGTTAAACTTGAAAGTATCGTCCTTACATCTGCCACAGACCTACCTGCATTATATATTGATGTTATATTAGCTGATGTTAATACAGTATCCCAAACAGCAACTTGGTCTACTATACCATTAAAAAATGTTCCACCTCCTGCACCTTGTTTACCTATCATAAGTGTATTATTACCAATGTCGCTAAAATTAAATGAGTTATTAGGACCAGTATCAGATATTACAGCACTTCCATTAAGATACACATACTTCACACCACTACTTGCAACAGTCAAAGCTACATGATTCCAAGTATTGAGTAAAAAACTTCCTCCAGTTTCATAATCACCAACATTGTTAATACCATCTGTCATAGCTAAGTCATGAACTGAACCTCTTGATGCTACTGATATATCATCTCCGTTGCCTCCATATGCAAAAATAGTTTGCGTATCGGCTTCACTATGATTAAACCAAGCAGTTATTGTACCTTCACCTCCACTCAAGTCAATATTAGGACAATTAACATAATCATCATCACCATCCAATACAAGATTCTCACTTATTGAACGGTCTAACCATTTAGATGCTCCGTCATTTCTCCAGTAGCCAACAAGATTACCAGACTTTGAATGTGTAGTAGCATCTAAAGCTACACCATCATTGAATAGTTCTTGGACTTCTGAAAGATTGAGTGCAGTGTTGAAGATTGAGACTTCGTTGATTATACCTTCGAAATAAGAATTTGAATTTTTCTGACCAATAACTTCTGGAGTGAATGTATTAGAAAGACTTCCATGTGTTCCACCTACAACGCCATTACGATATACATTAATGGTGCTTCCTTCTCTTGTAACGGTCAAATATTGCCATTCATTTACTGTAAATGTTAATCCATGAGTGATAACAGAAGTTCCATTGTTTGCTTTAAGCGTCAATGAAGTTGCACTATTGATTCTAAGCCAATCAGCGTTCGACGTATCTCCCACAATAACATTATAGGATATAACGTCCTGTTTAATCCAAGCCCCAATACTAAAATCTGTTAAGGCTATATCACCAACATCCACATAATCATCACTCCCATCAAACACCATAGGCTTACTCATCCCCATCAATGCAGTCTGTGGGATTAATGGCTCACTTTGTGCTGTTATATAATCTGCGCCTACTGCATTTGTACCATGATTGTCATTCCCACTGCCATCATAAACTATTGAGCCTGTACCTTCTGTCATCGGATACCAAGCCTTGAGATTGGATATGGTGGTGCCAGATGTTACTGCACTATTGTCTGTGATTAGTTTCTCTGGATGTGTGTAGGCATATTGTACGTCACTTAATGACCAAACCTTGTCCCAGATTTGAAGATTAGACATTTTGCCATTAAAGAACAAACTATTACCACTTGACTTAACACCTATTTTTCCATCCGCAGAAGAAAAACTTCCTGTAGTATCTCCAGTTTGAGTAACTGCATCTATATATAATTCTAATGAAGTATTATCTAAAGTACCGACTATATGATGCCATTGAGAACTGCTGACTGCACCCGATTTTCCAGTATATCCACTACCATTATATGTTGACATTATTGCATTGCTCGATAATATCTGTAAACCTATTCTGTTACTACCATCTTTACTGTTACCTATAATAGTCTGAAAAGTCCCCGAAGTAGCATCGTTACTATTAACCCAAGCAGACAAAGTCCATGTTTCACTTAAGTCAATATCTAATACATCAAAACTAACATAATCCGTAACCCCATCAAACTCTAATGCCCTGCCACTATAAAGAGTGCCGAAGTCTGGAGGAGAGCCGAGCTTGTAAGGATTAGTTCCTGTTGATATTGTGGTAGCCATTATGTTAAAATTCCTATATTACCATTAACTTCTTTAACTGAAACACTATTTAATGCCCCATCAAATCCACTAAAACCAACAAGATAAAAAGTTGAACCACTACCTGCTATATATTCTGTATAAGTTCCCGCACTTGAAAATGTACCAGCATAAGCTCCTGTATTATTTCTAATATTTCCATCAGTTCGACTTGCAATATCTAAAACAACTTTATATATTTTCCCGCTTGTAAAAGACACAGGTTGAGTTAGCTCTACTGTACCAGAGGTTGCCCACAATGCTTGTCCACCAGAAATAGTAACTCCAGTTCCCTTGCTCCAACCAGAATCAGTATCAAAAGAACCATTAGTAATTAATTCACTTCCTAAAGTCTCATCAACCTTATCTAAAACACCATTCTCACCATCAGCTTCATCCAATGCCCAATATGAGACTAAATTCGTTTTCTCTGATGCAGTTAATTCTTCAAATGTCTTTTCCATTACCGATTGGATGGTTGCTTGGGTGAGAATTGCATCCCATATACCAACTTGTGCTATGTTGCCGTCAAAGTGTCTATTTACATCCCCATTATTACCAATTTTAAGGGTTTCACTTGTATCATCAAAACCAGAGGATATTGCAGAACTTGCTGTCGTATCTAAAACACCATTAATATATAACTTTGCTGCTTGACTTGTTGAAAATGTGCCACATAGATGATACCAAGTTCCGATTGATAATACCGTTCCAGATGTTGCATTTGTTGATGAACTATATGAATCAACTGCAGATTGGACAACAAACACTGGCTCCTTATTTGTAGTAATATTTAATGCATATTGTCTTGAAACAGCAGGGTCAGTAGATTCATACTTACCTATTACACATTGATTAGTATTTGAGTCTATCTTAACCCAAGCCGAAATAGAACCAGCAGTCGTTAATAGTTCCACATCACCTATCTCTATGTAGTCATCATTATCCACATTAAAATAAGCACTCCCAGCACCAATAGCATCTGCCTGTACTGTTCTTGCATTGTCTATGGCTCTTGGGATTACTGGAGTATCGCCACCGTAGAGGTCTGTGTTTACTGTAGCACCTATTATAGTACCATTATTAGAGCCTTTAAGGTCTTCAACATCCAAAGGCTTTAAAGATACATAATCAATAGTAAGAGTAGTCTCTCCATTCGCCTTAAATCCAATTATATTATTCCAATTAGGAGAACCAGTTGTACCATCTCCTACGTGAAGAACACTATATGTACCAACTGCATTATAAACAATATCCTGTGGGTAAAAATTTACCCCACCTTTAGTATATTCACTTATTCTAAATGTAAATTGATAAGTAATCCCATCTACTGGTGTGAAAGTTGAATTATAAGCATTCTCTCCAGCTACAATATCTACCCCTGACAATGTCCCATCAGCAACAATCCAATCATCCTGAAGATACCACCCAGGAGAACCATCTAAATCTGGGTCTGGAAAATCCTCAGCACCTAAAGTTGTAGCATCCAAAGCCCACCAACTCACAAGTCCAGATGCAAGTCTGCCACTTACTTCTGCATAGGACTTATACATCACATTCTGTACTTCTGTGGCGGTTAAAGCACGATTCCAAATTGCAAAATTCTTTATATTCCCATCAAAAGGTTCAGTAGCATCATATCTTGCACCGATTACAACATCTTCATTTATGTCTCCTAAATCTATTCCTGATATAGCAATATGATGCCAAGCACCAACAGCAACATCAGAAGATACAACACCATCTACATAAACAGTAGCACTTCCAACCCCTACTGTGATTGCATCGGCACCTGCATTCCAAAGAATATAATTTCCATCACCACCACTAACACCACGAACATCAAATAAATATTCAGAACCAGTTTTGTCATCACGATATGCCCAGCAACAGACAGTTCCACTGGTTAAATCTCCCATATTAGCTGATGCTTTTACATAATCATTACTACCATCAAAACTGGTAGAGCCTGTGCCTACGAATTTTACTTCGGAAGCGTCAGAGCCTCTGTAGGGCATATATAGTTTGAGACCGTCCTTGACGTAGGTACGACCTGTCATGCCTCCCTTGACTAAAGAGGTAGATAGTCCAATCATTTAGAAAGAACCCTGGTATGCTATAACTGCTCCGCTTGCAAGAGTAAAATCAGTCCACTGTCCGAATATAGTCATTCCGGCTGGAAAACTATTGCCACTGTCTATGTTTTCACCATTTCCCGATGCAGTTCCTACAAACTGTGATGAATTTGGTGTTAGTGTTGTGAATGTAGAATCATCTACAAATTGTATGGCTACAATCTGTTTACTTGATACTATTGTATTGCCATCTTCGAAGATTGCGCCAGCCTGCCCTAATCCTATATTACCTGCTTCTACTACAGAAAATTGTCCTATTGCCATCTTGTTTCTCCTTTATGCCTTACCGAGCATGACAGCTCTCATGGGCATTTTGGTTAATTAAATTACTTCGTTTTGTCTTAAAAAA